GAAATGATGAAATCTAGTCAAGTTGATGTCACATTTACTAAAGTTGATGGAACAATTAGAAATATGGTAGCAACACTTAGCGAAGATGTAATACCACAGCAGATGAGTACTAGTGATTCTATAAGATACAGTAAGAACGCAAATAATGTCTGTGCAGTCTGGGATGTAGTGAATAATGGCTGGAGATCATTCAGATGGGATACGATCACTGAAGTGAATGGTGCTTCAACTAAAATTACTGGCTAGGAGTAAATAATGGCTAAATCCAAAAAACGAGCGATACCTAGAAGAGGTAATGCCGCAAAGTTAGCTGAAGAGAGTAATATCGGTAGAGAAACAATCGACTGGTCAGCAGTAAAGCCAGAAGAATATGAAAAGAAAGTTCTCGAAACATTGCGACATTATGGTTACTTCTATGAGAAGAAATCGTATGTTTCTTGGGCCCAAGAATGGATCAAGTCTCATCGACCTAATGACTTGAAAGCATTCAAAGCCAGCGAAGATTGGAGAACCTCACCCACTCTTGCATCTCTTATGAAGATGGAATTGATGGGTGCGGAACTCGATCAAGCCGCTAAAGATTTCATAAAAGATAATCTTGATGAGATTATAATTAAAGGGCAATACAATCTCGATAATACTGTTGAGGAAGATGAAGACGATAAGCCCGAAGTTAAGAAGAGAAATCCATCAGAGTTGTTGAAAGAGAAGACTCTGACGATTATGGGCGAAATCGAAGGCTTCATTGATGAGCATTTAGATGGTACCTTAGATAAGAAGTTTTCTTTATATACCCATCTAAAGGGAATTGATGCGGCAGCCCAATCTGCTCGTGACATTGTTAAGTTCTATAAAGAAATGGAAGCTGAGTTGATTGAACTGATCGTTGATAAGACAGAAGACTTAGTTGAAGGCTACAGTCATCTATCGACTAAAGAACAAAAGTCTTTGCTCAAGCTAGTCTCTACATTTATAAGTGATGGAGAGAAATATGTTCTGAGCAAAAAAGCGAATCGTAAACCTCGTGTCAAAAAAGCCACTCCTGCGACAAAGCAAGTCGAAAAGGTTATATATCAGAAAGAGTGCGCTGATTTCAAAATATCGAGTACTAGTCCTGCTTATATTGTAGGTGCCACAGAAGTGTATCTGTTCAATACCAAGACTAGAGTTATAAAGTATCTAGTTACTGATAACAACAATGGATTCATAGTTAGTGGTACCACAGTTAAGAATTATGACGAAGAACTCTCGTTTAAGAAGAAGTTGCGTAAGCCAGAAGAGACGATTGACTCTATCAATAAGGTAACGAAGCTGAGAGCATTGAAGGCCTTAAAAGCATTGAAGACAAAAGGCAGTTCAACTGACGGGAGAATTAACGCTGATACTGTTATCCTTAAGGTGAACAAGTGAAGGATAATGTAGTAGACTTCACTAAAGCCTTTGAAAAGCGAAAGAAACGAGACGAAGAGATAGACGAACTCGTGCTTGAAAGTGATAAGGAAGTTGCTGAGATATTCTCCGTAGTTAATGCTAGAGAGACTGTTTGGGCTTTAAGAGGAATGGGAATTGATGTAGAGAATGACCCTAGATCGATGCTGGATATATTGACAATTATAGAAGCATCTAAGGCTCTAGTCTATCGTTCCATAGGTGAAGATTATCCATTTCAAACTTTTGCGAATACTGTTTTCGAAGATGTTCAGAAAGAAAGTGGAGTTAAAATACAAGATATGCTTGATGACTTCATAGAAGGTATGGAAGAATATTTTGATGGAATCGAAGAATAAATTGCTTGACAAACACTATTAACTTATGCTATTATAGTAACACTATAAATTAAGTTAGGAGAAAGATAATGATACTGGTTGACATGAACCAAGTCATGATCGCAAATATGATGATGCAGATTGGTAATCATCAGAATGCTGAGATTGATGTGAGTATGCTAAGGCATATGATATTGAATACGCTAAGAGCGAATCGTAAGAAGTTTACTTCTGAGTTTGGCGAACTTGTGATCTGTTGTGACGACAAGAACTATTGGCGTAGACAGATATATCCATATTATAAAGCGAATCGTAAGAAGTCACGAGATAGTTCTGAGTTAGATTGGAACGCTATCTTCACGGCTCTTAATAGCATTCGTGAAGAACTTAAAGAGTTCTTTCCATACAAAGTTATTCAAATAGAAACCTGTGAAGCTGATGATATCATCGGTGTGGTTACTCATGAAGAGGGTACCGAACTAAATGCAGGTGAGCCTATTCTAATTCTGTCTGGTGATAAAGATTATATACAACTTCATAAGTATGCCAATGTGAAGCAATATGATCCAGTTAGAAAGCGTTGGATTTCTAACGCAAACCCAGAGAAATATCTTGCTGAACACATTCTCAAAGGTGACTCTGGTGATGGCATACCAAATGTGTTGTCTGCTGATAATTGCTTTGTTATGGGCATAAGACAGCGACCAGTAACTCAGAAGCGTATCGCTGAGTGGGCTGATATAAATAATATGCATGATGAAGTAAAGCGTAACTATATGCGTAACAAGGCTATGATTGATTTGTCTGAAGTGCCTCAAGGTATGAAAGATGAAATACTCAAAGCTTGGCATGAAGATAATGGTAAAGATAGAAGTCAGTTACTGAACTACTTTATCAAAAACAAACTAAGAAATTTAATGGAATGTATAACGGAGTTTTAAAATGACTACATTATCTCTAGCAGAGATTGTGAATACTGCTCGAAAAGCTGAATTGAATGATGATAAAGTACAGATATTGAAGAAAAATTTCTCTTGGCAACTAAGAGATGTTCTTGTGTTGATGTGCTGTAAGAACTGGTCTTTTGATTTACCAGAGACTGCGCCACCATACACTAAATCTGAGATCAAAGAATCCCATGGTCTACTATATCGTGAAATGCGAAAGATGGGTTATCTAATCAGTGGTCATCCAGATGGTAAAGAGTTGGAACAGATGAGAAAAGAAAAGATTTTCATTGAAATGCTTGAAAGCATTGATGGTGATGATGCAGAGTTGTTAGTAAGAATGATAACAAAGCAACCTTATCCAGACTTATCTCCTGATGTTATAAACATAGCATTTGGTGATGTTATCAAAGATCCTATTCCAGTGAAGCGTGGTCGTGGTCGACCAAAGAAGAACGAACAGTAAGGTAAAGTAGCATGAGTAAAAATAAGAGCAAGAAGTTTCGTGAGTGGATAGATGAGGACTTTGACAGTAAAAAGGACTCAAAGCGATACGATAAGCGTAAAGCTGACATCAAAGAAGCCAGAAAGCAAAAGCGAAAAAACCGAGACTCTTACTAAATTGAGGAATTGATTATGAAAAATCGAAGAGACGACTTGATAGAAGCATCAATGTCTTATATGCAAGCCCAAGCTGGCAAGCATAAAATGAATATTGATATCTTGTTGGATAATGGTGTTGGTTTAGCTGAACACCCAGACATTATGGAAACCATCGAGAATGAGTTAGAAAAGATGGCTGAGTATCACGATAAGTATGAGATGCTTCAAAACTACTTTAAATAATGCTTGACTATACTATACTCTTTATGCTATAATACAGAGTATTTTAATGATAAGGAATGTGATGAACGACAAGATTATATTAGTTGACTGCGATGGTGTTCTGCTCGATTGGGAACATAGCTTCAAAGTCTGGATGAAAGAGAAGGGCTATAAAGTGAAGAATGACGAAGAGTATTCTATGGCTAAATGTTACGAGATGGAAAAGCCAGAGATGAAGAAGTTGATTCGCCATTTCAATGAAAGTGCTACGATGTGTTGCCTACCACCCCTACGAGATGCTGTAAAGTATGTTCGTAAAATCCACGAAGAACTAGGTTATGTCTTTCACTGTATCACTAGTATGACGCTTGATCGATATGCAAACAAACTTAGAGAACAAAATCTAGAAAACTTATTCGGTCCAACTGCTTTTGAAAAAGTTGAGTGTTTAGATACTGGTGCTGATAAAGATGAAGCACTTCTTCCTTATATTGATAGCGGTTGTATGTGGGTTGAAGACAAGTTTACAAACGCTGAGTTAGGCGATAGACTCGGATTATCGTCTGTGT